GGCACCGTTTCACGAATTGACATTGGGAATGTGGACAAAGCGTGCGTTATCGCAATGCTCAACCAGAGGCAATTCGCCGAGTCTTATGTGACAATTTGGGAGGACGGCGAATATCGCGAGTACAAAGAAAAGGAAGGCATAGCATGAAAAAACCAAACAATTGCAGCGTGTGCAACACGCCGGTTGACAAATGGGACTCAGCCATTGAGTTGGGGATTGAAACGGGCGAGTTGAGCGGCGACAAGCCGAACAGGTTTGTAATCAGGGACAAGCACATTCGCTGCTCTCCAAGCAGGGCGCAACGAATCAAGCATCCTGACTTCCCGCCGGTAATAGATGACCGGCCAGCCTTTGACATTCGGCTTTGGAAGGATGCAGGGAAGCGTGAGCATTTCATTAAGTGCTACACGGAGGCTTGGATGAGAGTGCAAAACAACCACAACCCAAAGCAAGAGTTTATGTACAAGAAAGGAACAAAATGAACGTAGAAGAAAACATAAACGAAGAAGTGGTCAGCATTAAAAAGCGTTATGCCGAGATCACCTATGGGTATCGTGCTTTGAGCCAACCTTTAGAAAAGCTCTGCAAGCAGAAACCTAACAGGGCCAACTACAACCCGCGAGTGACGGTGGCAATAATTAAGAACTCACTACGCAGGGTCGAGGAGGATTGTAATGCCTTGCTTCAATCCTATTCAAGGCTCAGGGCGTATAACCATACCCACCATCAATTGGAGAATGAACAACAGAAAGGAACAAAATGAACGACGAATATGTTGAAAACATTACAATGCCTGACGGCAGCGTTTGGCTACAGTTGGGGGAGATTACAAAATACATAGAAAGATGGAACGACCAATGCCCGTCTACTGAAAGGGAAGTGAAACAAGACCGGCGCATCTTCATAAAGCTGGACGAGATTGTAAGCGTGGGGAGGGATGACGGCAGAAGAGCAGAAGTGGTATTGCGCGGAGGGGAAACCATTTGTGTGTCAACCAGCATCACCGAAACAATGGAAATCATCCAAGAGGCTACAAACAAGCCGAGGGTGGAATATGAAAACAGCAAACACATAGTAATGAGAAAGGAACAAAAATGAACGAGATCAAATACAGTTATACAGAGTCAATGGAGAAGTTGATTATCCCACGATTAGTGTGGGAGCAACCAGACCATGAGGACGTAAACGGCGAGGGAGAGGCCAGCCTTATTCAGGTGCCGCTCCCTGACGAGATTAGGGACTACCTCATGGAAGCTGCCACCAAGGCAGACGAGAGGCTGAAACAGCAAGTGCCAGAGGTTGACCGGGTTGTGGTTAAAAAGTCAGATTGCCTGCCCGTCATAAAGCCCATCACCACAAAGCTTCGGAAGATAGGAGGCGCAGAATGAGCACCGAAATTAAATGTCCCCATTGCTCCAAGTTAATTGATTTCGCGCTACTCGCTAAACAAAACAAACCCAGCGGTGTCAGGCGAATGCAGGTTTATGCTGGCGTTATTCGTCGAGGCATCCCCGGTTTAATGATGGAGCGATTAGGCTATCCTGAATCAACAGGAGAACATGGCAGCCAGTTTACCATAACCCTTGCGAGTCTTAAACAAACCGACGCAATTGACTTAACCTTCTTTATTGAAAGAGATGATGATAAGGGCGAGAAGGTTCGTTTTTCTGCCGTGGAGGGACTAGAATGAACCACACCCCCGGCCCTTGGTTTATTGCGGCAACTCAAGGAAACCTTGAACCCGACTCACGAATGAGAACCTCGGACGGTGTCCTCTACCGCACTTACGGTGAGGTTCGCGTGAAGGGGGCAGACGGTTACGACAAGAAGATGGCCTTTGTCTATTTGGGGCAACCCTATGAAGACCCGTTTGAAAAGACTTACCCAATGATACAGCAACAACTTGCCGACTCCCTGCTTATCTCTGCGGCTCCCGATTTACTGGAGGCGGTGAAAGCGGTGGCTGAATGTTCAAAGGAGTCTCCGGAGTTTGCGCTTATGAAATACGAGCAAGGCTTGGTTGATAAAGCAATCGCCAAAGCTGAAACCATACCGGAAGGAGTTAAAATATCATGAAACGAAATATTGGATTAAAATGAAACACAATTATACACAAGGCACTAAGCACCTTATTCAATGCAAGCTGACGGTTGGGTTATTTGCGAAGCTTCCGCTTCAATTGTTCAACCAAGTCAGGAAGCTGATTCAAAGAATCAACCGCATCTTGGTCGACCAGAACAGAGCTAATACTGGTTTTGCCCAGCGCTTCTGCAATCGCTTCGTGCAAGAACTGGGTTGGGGTAATGCCCCGGCTTTCACAATGCTCAACAACAACAGCCCAATCTTCGTCAGGTATGCGGAAAGACCTAGTTCGGGCCTGTTCAGTCATACACAGGAGCCACAGTTGCAATGCAAACAGTTTCAAGCAATCACAAAAAAAAGAGTTGTATGCAATGCAAGCGCAATGCATAGTGCGGGGGTGCCAGTTGATGTTCCCAGCGCATTCACCTTTTGGGCTTATGCCGTGTTTGCAGGGTCGCTGATTATGTGGCTGTTACTTTCTACGGCGGGGTGGGCCTCGTTTATTGGTATCATCGCCATGCACTTAATTATTCCAACCACATTGTGCCGCTTCAGGGCACCCCACCTACGCCTGTCTTTTAATCCATTTATAGGAAATTTACTGAAACCGTCGAGTGACGGTGAAGGGATGGTGAAGGGGGTTGCAGCCCCCTCCACCGACGCAGAAAGGAACAAACTTACTGCGAATTGCTAACTGACGAACAGAAAGCGAAACAATGAGTACAAATGAAACCGGCTTAGTCAAGTCTGAAAAGACAGTACAAGACCACCTAGAAAGCGATGCCTTTAAGGCAAAAATCGAAACGGCTCTACCGAGCCACTTAACCCCCGACAGATTCATCGGGGTAGCGTTAAACGCACTAAACAAAACCCCGGCCTTGGCCAATTGCACCCAAAAAAGCCTATTCAAGTGCTTTTTGGAATTGAGCGAGATGGGGTTGGAACCAGACGGAAGGCGAGCGCATTTAATTCCATTCGGGAAAGAATGCACCTTGCTGATAGATTACAAGGGCTTGGTAGAGCTTGCCTTGCGTAATGGAGATGTGGCGCGGATACACGCTGATGTGGTGTATGAAAGAGAATACGATGCCGGGGACTTCATTTATGACAGGGGGCGAATTGAGCGGCATCGCAAAAGCCTAATGCCTGAGAGGGGCAAAGTCATTGCGGCCTATGCTGAAGTTGAGTTCAAGAGCGGAGCCGCCAAGGCAGAGGTAATGTCGGTGGAGGAAATTGAAGGGATACGCAGTCGCTCCAAGTCAGGCAAGAATGGCCCTTGGGTTACTGATTGGAATGAGATGGCCAAGAAAACTGCCTTTCGGCGGTTGAGCAAGTGGTTGCCGTTATCGCCTGAGATTAGGGAACACATTGAGAAGGATGACGAACATCAATTCTCAAACATGAAAAGGGCAAAGACCCCTGCCCCGGCCCAGCCGATGTTTAGGAAGCTAGACAACGAAACCGCTGACGAAGTGGTTAGCGAGGTTGCAGAAGGTCAGGAGGTGAAGGCATGAGCGATGAACGTAAAGGATGCCCAAGTGCGTCCGCTTTCAAACAGTACATGCTCTGCGAAGGCTCATTTTCCCTCGGAAAAGCAGCCCCTGCGGAAGCCCCTTCACCGGGGGCGATGAGGGGAACGAGGGTGCATGGGGCGTTGTCTGGTGAGATTGATCGAAAGGAACTCACTCAAGATGAACTGCACACCGCTGACCAGATGGTTATACAAGAGGAAATCTTGCTTGATATGCTCATAAAAGATGGCTGGAAAGTTGTTGAGAGAAGGGTGGAGGCGCGGCTGTGGGGGGAGGCAACTGAATCCCGCTGGAGTGGTAAAGCTGACAAAATCCTAATCCTTGAAAACCGTAAACAGAAGCAGACGGCTGGGCTAATCATTGATTACAAATCCACTCGGTACACCGACAGTGCGGAGAACAACCTTCAATTGGCAGCGCTGGCGGCTCTATTGGATTCCGACCAAAGACGTGGGTTGGTTATGTGCTTTGTGGCGTTGGTTTACCCTGACGGCTATGACCAAGCGGTTTATGACGTTGATGCGTTGGAGGAAGCGGCTGATGAGTGCAAGGCGTTGGTGGATAAAATTACCATCACTCACACCCAAAAGCGGAGGCCCAGCCAAGAGGCCTGCAAGTGGTGTAAGGGCAAGAGCATTTGCCCAGAGGCCAGAGGGCAGCTTGCTGAGTTGGTCAAGGTGGAGGCTAAAGGGATTGCGGTGGCTGATATGCCGCGATTGCTGGAAAGGTGCGGAATTGCTGAATCTCTGATTAAGGAGATAAGAAACCAAGCCAAGGCCGCTTTAGGCAATGGGAATGAGATACCCGGCTGGGAACTCAAGCCCGGTCATACCAGAAGCAAGATAACCGACACGGAGGAAGTCTACCGAAGGGCGGCAATCTTGGGCATTGATGGCATTACCTTCAGTAAAAAGGTGACGATCACCAAAAAGGACTTGGAAGGGTTGTGCCGTGATAAGCTTGAACTTAAAGGGGAAAAGCTTAGGGACACGGTTTTCAACCTCATGGAAGAATGCACAACGGACAGCGTTACGGCTCCTACATTGAGGGAGGTGGCGGCATGAGTTGGGCAGATAAATCGAGCGGAGATGGTCAAGACCGTGACAACACAAACAAAGGGGTGCTGTTTCCAAACAGCTACAAAAACAAGTCAAACCAACCGGATGTAAGGGGAAACGTAAACATCAAGGGGGAGGACTTTAAGCTGGCAGGATGGATCAGGACTAAAAGGGACTCCGATGAAAAGTTCTTTTCACTTGTGGTTGAGGTGGAGGACGAAGCGCCAAAGGAGGCACAAGATCAAGACCCCATTGGGGCGGTGATGACTGCCCCTGCCCCCACCCCAATTGAGGGACTGCCCCCAAGTGAAACCGGAGAGGAGGATGTGCCGTTTTGACAATTATAGCAATCGACCCCGGTAAAGATGGGGGGATAGCGTACTCACTAAAAGATGGAGAATGCCATGCTGTCGGAATGCCTCCCACCCCGGGCGATATTCTAGACACGCTCCGAAACATTCGGGCTGTGAATGGCCCAAGGGTTGAATGTTATTTGGAGGCGTTGGTTAAGTACATCCCCGGCAACAAGCAGTCTGGCAGTTCCTCGATAGTCTATGGGCGCAACTATGGGTTTATTGAGGGGGTGGCTCAAACCTTGGGAATCAAACTTCACTCGGTACGGCCTCAAGAATGGATGAAGGGCTTGGGCCTTGGGACAAAGGGCAAGGCCACTAAAACAGAGTGGAAAAACAAGCTGAAAGCTGCGGCTCAAAGGTTGTTCCCTTCAGAAGAGGTTACTCTAAAAACCGCTGATGCGTTGCTCATTCTTGAGTATGCGATGAAAGGGGGCAAGAAATGACAACCCCAATTAGGGTAACGGGAACCTATCATCATGCGCACCAGAACGAGTTGCCGTTTGGAGATAAGTACCCGAATGCTCCCGGCTATAAGAACAAGCAAGCCGATGGCCCTAGCCGTATGGCAGCGCTTGCGATCAGGCCTCATGCTCCCAATTTGAGAGAGCGGTGCATGGATACAATCAAGCAAATCCCAATGACGGCAGACCAAGTGGCTGAAACGATGGACAAATCTATTCTATCAATTAGGCCGCGAATTGCTGAGCTGGCGAAACTTGGAAAGATTGAGGATACCGGGCAGCGCAGGGCTAATGAGAGTGGGAAACAAGCAACGGTTTGGAGGGCAGCATAATGAGCAAAGATATTAAATTCGATGCTAGGAGCCTGCTGTCTGATGCCGACATGGTGCTTTTCTCCCTGTCTGAGCTAGGGTGCTACATTCGACTCAAGAGCCACTATTGGCTGAATGGCGAGTTACCGTCTGATGCGTTGAGCCTGTCGAGGCTGGCAGGGTGTACGCTGGGGCAGTTTCAATCCTGCTGGCCTAAAGTGGGGGAGCATTTTGAGGAAACCGAAAGCGGCACCTTGGCCTGCCCCTCGCTTGATTCTGAAAGGAAGAAGGCGGCGAAGTTAAGCGAGAGGATGAGTCGGGTGGCGAGGGTTCGCTGGGATGGGAAGGAGGAAGCTGCGGCATGAGCAAAGCACCTTCTTTTCAGTTTTACCCCGGCGATTACCTATCAAGCCAGAGGGTGGGCCTCCTGACTTTGGAAGAAGAAGGGGCCTACATCCGACTGCTTTGCTATTGCTGGAAGAATGGCGAAATACCATCTGACCCCGGCCAACTTGCTCGTCTTATTGGGAAGGGTGCTTCAACCACCCTTGCAACCAATGTGGCGGCAATGTTCTTGCCGAAGGGTGGTTCAAGGTTGGTTCACGATAAGCTGGATGAGTTAAGAAGGGAGCGAGAGCGGTGGATTGAGAAATCCCGACAGGGAGGAATCAAGTCAGGCCAAATTCGCAAAATGCTTAAGGAATCGGGAAAACAGCCGAACCACCCTTGCAACCACCCTTCGAACGGTGGTTCACAAATGGTTGGCGTTTGCTTCGAACCAAAAGGCAACTCTTCTACTTCTTCTTCATATAGTCACACACACACAGGGGACAGACCATCCTTGGATGAGGTTTTGCAATATTCATCGCAGATTGGTTTGGTGGATTGGAAGGCAGAAGATTGGTGGCTGGATATGGAGGCGAAGGGGTGGCACATGGGCAATACGGCAGTCCGAAACTGGCAGGCGGGTTTAACTCGCATCAAACAGTATTGGGAAGCTGACGGCAGACCTATGAAAAGGCCGGGACGAAATGGAACCCCGGCAAAGGGAGGCGACATGCCGAGGTGGAAACGTATTGAGGTTTTGAAAGACCAGATAGATACCCACCCCGGTAACAACGATTCGACTTACTTCAAAGCAGGAGACAAGGAAGCAAAGGCTGAGTTTGTCGGCCTACGGAAGACCTTGAAAGCTTTGAATGCAGAAGAACGTAAGGAAGCGCTAGCGTGAGTAATATGTTTAACCAGAAACGGGCCGTAATCGTCCGCATTGCACTTGTAGCACACTTTTCAGAGGTGGGCGGTATGGTGTGATGGTAGGAGAACGAAAGTGGCTTAGAATGAAGATTTCCCCCGCTTGGCATTTTGTTTGGTTACCCGGTGAGTGCCGTGTTTGTTTGAGGATGCTGGGCGGGGGAACTTTCTAAAGAGGAAGACAATGATTTTAGCGGAAGAATTAGAGGCATACAGCCGGTCATTAAAGAGGGTTTTAGTGGAAGAACTAGAAAAGCCTCATCGCAATTCGATTAGCGACAATTCACTTGATGATGATTTCGAGTGGCTGGGTAAACAGAACAGGCAGGCGCTTTACCATTCGCTGCTTAATGTTATCAGGAACGGGAGGGATGGGGTGCCTTTTGAGTATGTGCTACTGATGCCCCCCTTAAAGAAAGCGAGACAGATGATTTCTAGGGATGCAAAGCATCGCAGTTGGAATGGATACAATTGGGAAAACGTATAAAACATGGCTTTAGAATTAATAATTAAACCGCTTAAGTTTTTGAAAGCAATAAATCGGCTAGGAACAAAGAAGCCGATTGCTAGAAAACTGAGCAGTAAACAATGGGCGGCTATGCCCACGCAGATCAGGGAGAGGGCTTACTTCACGGCTAACGTGGAGAGCATGAAGTTCCTAAACCGCTCCAAAAAAATGCTCAAGGGCTACCTTTCGGGAGCTAGGGAGATGGTAACAACTCCTGATGGACGTAGGGTTTCGGCGCTAAAGAAAACTTCCCGTGCTGATTTTGTCTTTGAAATGCAAAAGTTGGCCAAACAGGAGGGGCTAGGAAACATTCTCCCACCGGGGGAGGATATGAGCCGGGACATGATTACCCGCACCAAGGATATTGCGAGCGAGACGCGCCTTAACCTGATATTCGACACCCAAACCCAGCAGGCTCAGTCATACGGCTACTACAAGCAGGGGCAAGACCCCGCCATCCTTGATGCTTACCCAGCCCAAAGGTTCATCAGGGCAGAGCAGAGGAAGGTTCCGCGCCCATTGCACAAGCAAAACCGTAATGAGGTAAGGCGTAAGGATGACATGGAGTTTTGGCTACGTATGAACGACCAGAGCATTGGCGGCTTTGCGGTTCCTTTTGGCCCTTGGGGGTTTAACAGCGGCATGGATGTTGAGGATGTAAGGAGGGATAAGGCCATACAGATGGGGCTAATTGAGAAGAATGAGCAAGTGCTTCCGCCAGATGATACTTTTAACAAAGGGCTGAAGGCCTCTGCAGATGTTGAGCCAGAGTTTCTGAAGAAGTTTTTGGATAAGATGGGCATGGATGCCTACACAAACGGGGAGTTTGTTGAGATCATTGAGAAGATCAGCAACGTCCCCGCCCCTGCTCCTGCTAAAAAGGTGGTTGTTCCGCAGGTGGAGCAAATGGTTATTAAGGGATTGCCTGAGCCAAAAGCTTTTACTTTGCCTTTGCCAAGGCAGGCTTATCAGGAAAACATCAACCGCTGGAGGGGTGAATACTCAGGGGATTTGGTGCGGCGTCTTAACAAGTATTTGCCAAGGCTCAAAAGAGATGGGGTAAACTACGATGGCCCGGAATGGGTGAAGCCTTATGCAGAGGTTTTTAGTGAAAAGTTCAAAAACATAAAGAAATACAAGGCGTACAATGTCGAATACGCGACCTTCAAAACAGGGCAGAAAATAACAAAACAGGATGTATTGGACAAAGTAACAGAGGAATCCAAAAAGTGGGCCAACGATGCTTCTTCATTTATCCGTGTGCACAAGAAAAACTTCCCCAAGATTCTGAATGATGGAAGGCTAAAAACTCAGTTTGAGACAAAGGCCAGCGGCGGGATGATGGACAATCGGCACCGAGCGGATTTTGAGCAAAATGTTTTCTCTTACCCCGAAAACATGGATGTAATGAAGCGCCCTGTTTATGGATATGCTGCTAAAGACAAAAAAGGGAAATACCCAAATGGAGAAAGGCAGTTGGCTCAATATGGCAAGATACGGCTTAAACTAAAAGGGGGAACAAGGAACCGGACAACCGTAACCTTTGCCGATTCACTTGGAGGCTCCGACTCTCACATGCCCACTCCCCTTGATAGCCCCACTCACGAGTCGCAGCCCATTTTCGACAAATACATGTTGCCTTTTCTAAAGGGAAAAATACAAGGCAGCTATGTAGAGATACAAGTACATGGAGGTGTTACGCTGGATGACATTTCACACGTTTATTTTCCAGAAGGACTCTACCCAACCCCGGAACAAAAAAAGTTCTTAACAGAGAAAGGAATAAAATGGTCAACAGATTAGGAAGCGAATACCCGAAAATCATAGCTGAACAAGGCAACGAGCTTTATTTGATTCAATTAAGCGAAACAACCGCACAGGTGGTGGATTGGGGCGACAAAGAAAGGTTTGCCGAGTTCAACTTGCAATCCATTCTAGCCCGTGGCTATTGGGAGGACTTGACCCCACCCCACCCCACACTTGAGGAACTTTTGGCGATTAAAGAAGTCAAATAACATGAGCGAAATTAAAGTACATTGTAAGCACACAAAAATGGAGGATGTGGTGAATTTAGTGCCGCACCCTCAAAACCCAAACAAGCATCCAGATAAGCAGATTGCGATGCTGGCCAAGATTATCCGACATTCGGGATGGCGTAGCCCAATAGTGGTGAGCAAGAAAACCGGGTTCATTGTTTCGGGGCATGGAAGGCTGGAAGCTGCCAAGCTGCTTAATGTTCAGCAAATACCAATTGANGAGCAGGAGTTTAAGAATGAGGCAGAGGAGTTTGCCCACTTGGTAGCCGATAATCGCATAGCTGAATTGTCAGGCTTAAGTGATGACAAACTCACAGAGTTGTTATCTGGCTTGAACAACCTTGATTTCGACATGGAACTGACCGGCTTTGATGGTGATGAGGTGTCCAAGCTGCTCGACATGGATGGAGGTGAACAGGAAGGGGAGATTAAGTTTTCTGAGGCAATCAGCGAGTCGAACAACTACATCGTGCTCAAGTTTAACAACGACATCGATTGGCTGTCTGCTCAGACTCATTTCAACCTAGAGACGGTCGCGGCCAAGCGCCAGAACGGGAAGCCTTGGTCACAGGGCATCGGGCGGGTAGTCGACGGGGCAAGCTATCTGAACAGCTTAAACTGATGAAGGAGGGATTAACCATCGCGGCCCCTAGCTGGAAGCGAGCAGATGGTGCGTTTACGCACAGGTACTTCGACAAGGTGCAGTATGTTGTCTGCAAATCCCAAGCGGAGGCTTACAGAGAGAATGACTTGCCTGTATGGGAATGCCCCGACTCAGCACAGGGGAATGTGGGCAGGGTGCGGAATTGGATACTTGATAATAGCAAGACCGATAATGTGCTAATTCTCGATGACGATATCAATTACATCGGAAGATGGAACGGTAACAAGTTGGCAAGAATGTCCACAGAGGACGCCTATGAGTTCATTGAAGGCGGTTTTAACCTAGCCAAGCAGTTGGATGTGCGCTTTTGGGGCATCAACATCATACCCGACAAAGGTGCTTACCGTGAATATACACCGTTCTCTTTCAATAATGTAGTGCTAGGCCCTTTCGGGGGATTCCTAAATGCAGATTGCAGATATGATGAAACATTACCACTCAAGGAAGATTATGATATATGCCTGCAAATGCTGAATAAACACAGGAAGATACTACGAATAAACTACGCTCACTATGTCTGCAAACAACATACCAATAAGGGAGGTTGTGCCGACTATCGAACTATCCAGAAGGAAAAAGAGCAGTTCGACCTGTTACAGAAGAAGTGGGGAAGCAAAATCGTTAAGCGCGACAACGGAAGCAAGACCAATTACGACATCAATCCTATCATCAAGGTGCCTATCAATGGAGTGTAACTTGATNTTCAGAAAATCATTAACACCGCAAATTCAAGAAAGTTGCAGATCACTTTGAACAAGCCATCATANTCAGTGCCGCAAGTGGCTGAAATCATCGGCGTTACNCGCTACAGAGTTCGGATGATGATTAAGCTAGGGCAAATAAAAGCAATCGTTGCAGGCTCACAGCCGTTGGTTCTGCGACAGGAATTAGAGCGATACTTAAATAAGGGAGGATTTAACTATGGATAATATCATCACCATGCGTAGCTACTCCGACAGAGGCGTAGGTGAGACATCACAAGTTGCGTGGCTTAATAAACTTCAACCCAAATCAGATGGGGTAAACAAAGCCCACCTCAATAAACACTACATTCACCGAAAAAATGGCGAGTACTGGTTTGGCAATAAATCAGTCAAATACCTAGTGGAACAAGCTAGGAGACAAGGGCTGATAATAGCCCCTCCCGACCACAAAGATTAACAGATTAAATCCATTTGGCTTCTATTGAGCTAAATTAACTGTTGATAAAGGCCTTGCCCCTTACGTCATGCTCTTTGCTGATGGCTGGAGCAACGACAGGCAACCGCTTAACATCACCGAAGCCAGCCAGTAATGGCAAGCATCCCGGTGGAAGGCCCAAGACCGTTTTTGACCTAGACTTGGTTGAGCGGCTCGGAGGCCTTAATGCTACTCTCGCTGAAATGTCCACTCTACTCGGCTGTTCGCATGATGTGATTCAGCGGCAAATGAAGGAATTGGACAGCGAGTTTCGCGTTTCCTATGAAAAGGGAAAGGCCAAGCTTCAAACTTCACTCAAGCGTAAGTTGGTTCAACAGGCCCTAGAAAACAATAATGTGGTGAGTCTATTGTTTGCTCTCAAGAACATTTGCGGGTTCAGCGATAAGGCTGACTTGAATGTGGAGCATTCTGGCCATGTGGTTAGTGAGAAGCAACTCGTTGTCCAATGGAGGGAGATGCTCGGCGCTCCTAATCCCGAAAACAATTGAATGACTAAAGCGGAACGCGCAAAAGCATTGTTCAAGTTGATGCTGCCTTACCAACAAAGGTGGGTTGCGGACGATTCGCGTTTTAAGATATGGCTAAAATCCCGGCAGATAGGCGGTTCGCTTGGTTCAGCCTTTGAGGCTGTTGCCAGTTGTGTGGATAAGCCCAACACCGATTGGGTGGTGCTGTCAGCGGGGCAAAGGCAGTCCGAGGAATGGATGCTAAAGGGGAACAGGGTTGCAAGGGTGGTATCTGATGCCCTTGGCTTGGATAAGCCTGACTGTCGTACCAGCGAGGTGCGGTTTAGCAATGGCTCAAGAATCCTAGCTCTACCAGCAAACCCTGACACGGTGCGTGGGTATTCTGCCAACCTAGTGCTGGATGAGTTCGCTTTCCATGAAAAGCCAGACCGCATCTATGAGGCTATCTACCCGGCCATCTCAAACCCATTAAGGGGGAAGCTGAAAATCAGAATCATCAGCACCCCGGCGGGAAGGAATAGCAAGTTTTTTGAGATATGGAACAAGTCTGATGCATTGAGCTTTGTAAGGCACAAAACAACCATTCATTCAGCAATTGAAGAAGGATTGCCGATGGATGCTGAAGCTTTAAAGCGTGGATTGGATGACCCTGAGGCTTGGGAGCAGGAATACGAATGCGAGTTTGTTGATGCCTCNAATGTTTTGCTTCCTTACACGCTGATAGATGAGTGCGTCAGCGATGAGGCAACCNTTGATTGTGACGAACAGATGGGGAGGGCTGTAAGGTATGTCGGCATTGATATTGGCCGCAAACATGACCTGACAGTTTGCTGGACTCTGGAAAAGGTTGGGGATGTGATGTGGACGAGGGAAGTATTGGCGCTTAGAGATACTCCCTACCATCTGCAGGAGGAACTTCTTTCAGAGAGGATAAACAAGGCATCCTATGCAGCCATCGATTCAACTGGCATCGGGAATGCCGTGAGCGAATCGTTGGCCAATCGTTTTGAGTACAAGCTGGAGCAATGCAACTTCTCGCAGGGCTTTAAGGCTAAAATCTTCCCCGGTTTACGCAGGGCTTTCCAAGAACGCTCTTTGAGGGTGCCAAGGGATCACGACATAAGGGAGGATTTACATTCAATCGACGAACTGACTACGCCGGGAGGAAACAAGCAATACCGGGCAATGCGTAAGTCGGATGGACATGCAGACCGTTGTACAGCGTTGGCTTTGGCTAACTACGCAGCGG